ATGACTACTGGAATAAGCGAATTATGTTCCGGGAATATGACCGCCTGATTATCACAAAGGGATATCCGAAGCGCGAAGACTTCAGTCGCAGAATTGACGTCCCGTATAACGGATATGAAATAAAAACAATCACACATCCACACTTCGGTGATAAACCGGTAAAGGTGTTCGCGATAAAAGTGAAGATTAATAGCTAAATTTCAATTAACACGGAGTAATTATGTGGCGCGGTAATAATCATGGCGGAAGTCAGATGATACTTACCGAATATACGTTCGACCACAAAACCAATAAATCACGTTCAGTATATTTGCTTCGGCACAATAGCCGCGTAAGAAATACCGTTCTGGAGCAAAATCTGACCGTTGAAATGGATAATTTGGGAAACTTCAAGCCAACAATATCGCTTGATGATTTTCCGTGTGGTTTAAGCGAAAGAGAAGCAATGCTGAAATTAGCAGAATGGCTACAAAGATTAAGCATTGCTATTGAAGATAACTGGTCTGAACCTTAAATTAATATGATGACACTAAAACATTTTCTTGACCGCCCATTATGGGCGGCAGCCGCAGGCTATGACTTTAATTATATGGATTGCATGTCTTATACTGCCAATGCATACGACCATTCGTTCAGCCTGCTGTTTAATTCTTTAAGAATATTGCCGGAAACAGAAGTTGGAGAGCTTCATTTATGGATATTGGGCTTTATCGCGGCTGGAGTTGGTATTGCCGTATGGCCTTTTATTTTCTGGCTGGTGGCTGTTGTAGTGTGGTTTAAGTGCAAGACGTACCGGAAAAAGTATTTCTTAGGTGATGGAATGACTGATATTGCCAAAATGAACATTGAAAAATGGACTAAGGAATGTGAAAAGAAATGGCGCAAAAAGAAATGACTACTCTAACGACAGCATACTTACAGCAATTGGTATTTTTTGCAGGCGAGGCTACTTGTCATCCTGACGCAAACTATTTATTGGAATTTGAGAGGTTAGCGTCACCCGGTATCGTTCTGAAACTGGCCCAACAGGTGCTGGCCTTGAGACAAAAAGAGCAACATGAAAGTAATACGTGTAGATTGAATTTTGAGCAGTGGCTGGAACAGCAACGCGGAAAAATCGATGTGGACTGTGGTTGTGTGTCCACTGAAACATTCATGCACTGGCTGCGGGTAGCTTACGAGGCTGGCAACTATCCGGATATTCCGGATAGTTCGGTGCCAGCGCCAGGAAAGGGCGTCACCGGTGAACGTATCCGCATTAAGCCGCATGTTTATCGCGAACTGGTTAACCGTCTCCACGATACAGCGATCAAGTGTGCTGGCACCCAGCAATTACGAGAAAGAATTAGCCGTGTTTTGGGCGACGTTATTACGCCAGATCATCATAAACAAGCCGAGAAAAGTGACCTGGAAAGGTGTCACCTTGAGGCGGCATTAAACATTAAGCCGGGGCATACGCTTGGCATTATCGATGCTCTGTTGGTTCATAAGATGGCCAGGGCTTTATTGCCGCTGGTGGCTGAAAAACATGAGGCGGACCATGCCAACGAAAGCTGAGTTACAGGCGCGCATAGATATTCTTGAAAAAGAGAATGCGAGTCTAAAAGGAATGCTGGCGCGGGCGGAAAGGGAATTATCAGGCAAATTATTGCCAGAAGAGCTGCCACCAGCAGATATACCTGATCGAGTGTCCTGGTGGATGAAGTATTTCCGTGCACCGTGGGAGGCGTTTTGGTGCTACGACCATCGCAGATGGTGTGATGAGCTTGATAGCAGTTTCCCCTATTTTGCGGAAGGGAACTCTTGCCCTGAATGTAGGAGTTAATGATGACCGGCGAGCTTTATTTTAAAATGGCACGGGAGCGGCGTGTGCATCTGGATCGGATATTTCATCTCCAGAAGAGAGTAGAAGAACTGGAACGTCGTCTGAACTGTTATCCTGTTGATATGGTGTCTGCAATACCGCCGATTCCAATAGAAATGCAGATCCGCCTATGGATGGAAGAATATGGAATGCCGTGGGAGATATTTTTCTGCTTCGACCATAAACAGTGGGTAGATGAGCTGGATAATAGTTTCCCATATTTCACAGAGAACACATGCCCAGTATGCAGGAAGAACGGAATATGACAAAATTTGGAAAGCTGGAAGCTCATTTGCTAACTCGTAACTACCGCCATGATATACACCCATATAGACAGTGGATCGATGAAAGCGAAGGAGTAGTTACATTCCCTCTATACAGGTTTGATGGGATGTTGGCTGGGTATCAGACATATAGACCAGGTGCTCCTAAGCAGCATAGCAATCCGAAGATGGCCCGGTATTTCACGCGATCACATGGCAGACAGTTACTTTGGGGAACCTATCTTCCTTTAAAAGATGGCCCAATATGGATAACTGAGTCTATTTTTAAGAGCGCAGCTGTACACAACGCGGGCGGCAATTCGTGGGCGCTGTTAGGTTCGACTTTCTCCGCTGGATTACGCCGTCAACTTGCGATGCTGCCGTATGACTTTCGTGTAATAGGTGACAATGATGTGGCTGGTGAATCACTTGTGAAGTCTTTCGGAAAAGGTTTTGTGGCCCCGGATCTTGACGAGCTACAACCACATGAAGTGTCTCATTTGATTTTTAGCCATAGCCAATAAGCATCTCTCCCCTTTGAGGCCACAATTAGTGGCCTTAAACAATGTGTTTTCTACCTCGATTTAGCCTCTATTATCGTTTTGCATTTCTCTAATCCGGTTCAGAACTACTTCATGCTGGGCTTGGATAGCGGCTTTTTCGTTTTCAAGTCGGGCAATAGAAATCTCTAATTCTTTGCTGTACCAGGCGAGTTGGGCCAGGTTCATCCGGTTGTGGTCGAGAGTTGGAGACACTTCGACGCGATCCCTTTCTTCCTGCTTTAATGAGAAGAGATTCATCTCATCCCTTGAGGAAAATTCAGCAACAATTTCTTGTTGATGATCCGGTCGCTGCGGCATCCTCGCCAGTATAAATGGCGGTTCTTTTGAAAACATGAATGTCGGTTCAGACCGTGTTTTTACCCAGCTTGCCTGCTGTCTTTCGGCAAGTTCACAGGCTTCATCATAGTTATCTGCCAAACAAAGCACGGATGGACGGTCCCACGCCCCACCATTCAGACAATAAACTACAATTTTCCCGTCAGGTTGTGTAACCCCATATGGATGGTCCCACCAGGCGTCCAGCTGAGCTTTAGAGCGTTTCTCGTTAGGAGTGCAGTCAAAATTTTTGGGCAATACAGGATCGAGAGGAATGCGATTAGGCATAGCTAATTCCTTATTAACTGATTGGCAATGAGATTACGCGGATCCGTTGGTGATGAATAGTAGCAAAGCGCACAAAATCATCTGCGGTGATTGATGTACATAACGCGTTTGCACCAAAGGTGTCTCTTTAATGTATACTGTATAAATGAACAGTATTATTGAGGTGAAAACGCTATGGGCTTCCCTTCTCCTGCGGCGGATTATGTTGAAAGCAGAATTTCTCTTGATCAGCAACTAATCAGGCATCCATCAGCAACCTACTTCATGCGGGCAGCTGATAGCCATCACCGTGAGGGAATATTGCAGGGTGCTTTGCTGGTGGTCGATTCCTCACTTACTCCGGTTGATGGTTCGCTACTTGTCTGCGCTATGGAGGGTGAATATCGCATAAAGAGATACAGGAAGTATCCGCGCCAGCACCTGGAGGATTTAAGCACCGGGAAGAAAGAGGCGTTACCAGTAGATGACGATGGATGCACGGGCAGTAATGCTGTTTTTGGTGTGATCACTCATGTCATCAATGATGCCCGAAGTGGGGAGTTTGATGATTGTCCGGTTATTTAAGCTGCAAAGGGCTGGTGCTTTATGCCTGTGAGGTTTATAATTGTGTACACATAACGAGTACACGAGGTGTTTATGCAATCCATTAACTTCCGTACCGCGCGCGGCAACCTTTCTGAAGTGCTCAACAATGTTGAAGCCGGGGAAGAGGTTGAAATCACCCGCAGAGGCCGTGAGCCAGCAGTAATTGTCAGCAAGGCTACTTTCGAAGCCTACAAAAAAGCGGCGCTGGATGCTGAATTTGCATCCCTGTTTGACACCCTGGACTCCACCAACAAGGAACTGGTTAACCGATAATGAGGCATATATCACCGGAAGAACTTATTGCGCTTCATGATGCGAATATAAACCGCTACGGCGGCCTGCCTGGCATGTCAGATCCGGGCAGGGCAGAGGCCATTATCGGGAGAGTCCAGGCCAGAGTTGTGTACGAAGAGATTACCGACCTTTTCGAAGTCTCCGCAACCTACCTGGTGGCTACTGCGAGAGGGCATATATTCAATGATGCCAATAAGCGTACCGCGCTAAACAGTGCGCTGCTATTTCTACGCCGTAACGGGGTGCAGGTATTTGATTCACCTGAACTGGCAGACCTTACTGTAGGCGCTGCGACTGGTGAAATCGCCGTATCTTCAGTCGCAGAAAAGCTACGTGAACTATATGGTTCCAAGACTTGAGTAGTGGAGTTACGAAACAATGTCGAAAATTAACTTAAGAACCGAATCTGCGGTGTTCAAGAATCCTACGTTTAACGTACCCAAACAAACGCTTGATGAACTTGTGCCGATTGATAGCAGGTTTGTTATTCCTGCGGAACTGGTCGAGAACTGCAAAGAGAAGCAAAAGTCGTTAAAGGAAATATCGCCTTCTGAAATCCTCTCCCGCAGTGATGTAAGTAAGGAGGAGGTTTTAAGAGCGATATCTGCATCTACTGCTACCACGCTACGTAGATTGTATGGTTCTGCGGAGTAGATTAATGGCACGTAAATACAACAAATTGTCCCGTGAAGCGTTAAAGATGCTTCTTGATGGCGTGAGCCGCCGCAAGGTAAAGCAATACCTGGTTGGTAAGCAAATTGGAGTCAGGACCGCTATTGCTGTGTTATGCCGTCAGGAAATGGTTGTGCTTAAACAGAGAATGCCGGGCAGCAGATAAAGCCCAATCAGTGATGAAAGGTGTGATGTGAAAGCCGTAATTACTCCCTTTGTACAAAAAGAGCTTGGCGTCGCCACATTCAAAGTGGATCAGGAAGTCAGAAAGCTGGTGGAGGCTGGCCGTAAATTTATTATGGAGCCGGTGCCGCGTGAGTTAATCGAGCACATGGACGACGGCCTCGTTGTTTCCGAGCAAACTATGGCAACAAATGAGGCGTTGCAGCCGTTTTTTAACAGCGATGAACTGTTTCGCCGTATTGGTGGAATTGACGCGCTGGTGGCGTGGTTGCGCAGGAAAGAGGGGCAATGCCAGGCCGCAGATCGTAGCTGGTGTGACAACCATATTGTCCACGCAGAACGAGACAATAGCGCGGTGTTGCTGTGCTGGCATCACGATAACCATTACCGGATGCGTGGTTTTAATGAGCTGAAAGAAACGCTGCATAATAATCGCGTTAACTGGATACTGGATGTCGCCCGTCAGGAAATGGGCCTTTCAGATAGCCATGATTTAAGTATTCAGGAGCTGTGCTGGTGGGCTTTCATGCGTAACATGATGCACCTGATGCCGGAAGAAGTCTGCCGCATATCAATAAATAAGATGAAGGCTGCTCCGCAGGATAGCGGACCTTTGAAAGAGGCGGATATTCGCCCGTACGACGATCGTGCTACAGCATATGTTCAGATGATGGAAGAACGCGCCGCGCCGATGCGTGCAAAAGTATGCCCTGTGGATGTTGACTCCGACCCTGGCATGGCGCATTTCAAAATACCAAAACTGCAATCGCTAAAATTACCCGAGTACATGGACTTTGTTGCTTCCCGTCCGTGCTGTGGATGTGGAGCTGCGGGAGCTGGCGCTCGCATTACGCCTTATATCGTTCGTCATAGTCGATTATGCGCGCATGACATTTACGCAATTCCTCTGTGCCAGTCATGCCAGCGTGATATTGAGCGTGACCGCGATAATTGGGAGAAGACGCACGGTAGGCTGGCGATGCATCAACGATTGTTCTTTGATTACGCGCTTGGAGTCGGCGCTATCACAAGTCACTCGTCGAGCGTTAGATAAAATTGCTCTAATGTATTGCTATTTCTTTAATCGAGGGTATTATATTCCACGTTGATTAGTTGACATGGGCTAATCAGTAGGTGACAGGATGTTACTTAACTGGCAGGGACGCCACTTCATGGAAATAAATCACTCACGAATAACATCGTACGAGATTGCGGATTACATGATCCGCACTAAATCTCTTCTATCAGCGAAAGAACTCGCAGCAATTCTTGAAAAGGAATACCCGCATCTGGATGTCGATAAGCGCGATGTTTATCTGCGCTTAAAGGCTATCGCTGTGTCTAAGTATTCGTCTGTTTTGATTGATGACAGTACACGCCCACGTAGATTTCAGATCCACTCTCTGAATCCTGAATTCTTTCGCCGCAGCCGCGCTCCGCGCCGGTTTGATGAAAAACTCCAGAACGAACTCTATATGACGCAGGACGAAAAGGAACGCCGGGAGCACCAGCCTTGGGTGATGGCGCGTCAACTTTTCAATAAGGTGGTCCGTCAGCACCGTCATTACGGTAATGCCACATCCGCACGTATCTGATTGATTGCTTGCCCGTTCCGGGCCTTTTGACATGTGACTTTCGTTACCCTCGCGTCAAAAAGAGTTTTATACGAAAGGAAGCATAAGTGACCTGGGACGATCACAAGAAGAATTTTGCTCGCCTGGCGCGAGATGGTGGTTACACCATCGCACAATATGCCGCCGAGTTTAATCTCAACCCAAACACCGCACGTCGTTATCTCCGTGCATTCAAAGAAGACACCGGAACAGCGGACAGCCGTAAGCCAAATAAGCCTGTCAGGAAACCACTAAAAAGCATGATCATTGATCACGCTAATGATCAACGTGCAGGTGATCACATTGTGGCTGAAATGGCTGAAAAACAAAGAGTTAATGCTGTTGTCAGTGCCGCAGTCGAGAACGCTAAGCGCCAAAATAAGCGCATAAATGATCGTTCTGATGATCATGACGTGATCACCCGTGCCCACCGAACCTTACGTGATCGCCTGGAACGCGACACCCTGGATGATGATGGTGAACGCTTTGAATTCGAAGCTGGCGATTACCTGATAGATAACGTTGAAGCGCGGAAGGCCGCGCGCGCTATGTTGCGTCGGTCCGGGGCCGATGTTCTGGAAACCACTCTTCTGGAAAAGTCTCTTTCTCATCTCCTTATGCTGGAGAACGCCAGGGATACGTGTATTCGTCTGGTGCAGGAAATGCGCGATCAGCAAAAAGACGATGATGAAGGGACTCCGCCTGAATATCGTATCGCGAGCATGCTAAACAGCTGTTCCGCGCAGATAAGCAGCCTGATCAACACCATTTACAGCATCCGGAATAACTATCGAAAAGAAAGCCGGGAGGCGGAAAAGCACGCTTTGTCTATGGGGCAAGCTGGCATTGTTAAGCTGGCATACGAACGAAAGCGTGAAAATAACTGGTCAGTGCTGGAAGCAGCTGAATTCATCGAGGCGCATGGCGGGAAAGTGCCGCCCCTGATGCTGGAGCAAATCAAAGCCGATCTGCGTGCTCCTAAGACCAATACCGATGATGAGGAAAGGCAAACAGCCGTCGGTGGCCCTTCTCTTGAAGATCTGGACAAAGTTGCGCGAGAACGGGCCGCCAACCGCCGCGCGGATGCCGCATTGTGGATTGAGCAGCGTAGGGAAGAAATCGCCGATATCGTTGATACAGGCGGTTATGGAGATGTTGATACTGAAGGTGTATCAAACGACCCATGGCTGGAACAAGACCTGGACGAAGACGAGGAGGAAGACGAAGAAGTTACCCGCAAGCTATACGGGGATGATGATTAATGGCCAGAAGTTGCGTAACGGATCCACGTTGGCGCGAGCTGGTGGCGCTATATCGTTATGACTGGATTGCGGCCGCTGATGTTTTGTTCGGCAAAACACCTACCTGGCAGCAGGATCTGATTATTGAGTCTGTGCAGGAACAGGGTAGCAAGACATCTGTTTCGTCTGGTCACGGTACCGGGAAATCAGACATGACTTCTATCATGATCATGTTGTTCATAATCATGTATCCCGGTGCCCGCGCCATTATCGTTGCGAACAAAATTCAGCAGGTAATGACCGGTATATTCAAGTACATCAAGATAAACTGGGCTACTGCCACCAGCCGTTTTCCATGGCTTGCTGATTATTTTGTTCTGACAGAAACCGCTTTCTATGAGGTTACTGGTAAAGGTGTATGGACTGTAGTACCGAAGGGCTTTCGTCTGGGAAGTGAAGAAGCTCTCGCCGGTGAACACGCAGATCATCTTCTGTATATTATCGATGAAGCCTCCGGTGTCAGTGATAGAGCTTTCGGTATCATCACCGGTGCTCTTACCGGACAGGATAACCGCATCTTATTGCTGTCACAGCCTACACGCCCAAGCGGCTATTTCTACGATACACACCATAAACTGGCCAAGCGTCCTGGTAACCCTGATGGTGTTTATACGGCGATCACGCTTAACAGTGAGGAATCACCGTTGGTAACGCCAGCATTTATCAAAATGAAGCTGGCGGAGTACGGCGGGCGTGATAACCCTATGTACATGATTAAGGTACGCGGCCTATTCCCTAAATCACAGGATGGCTTCCTTCTTGGACGTGATGAGGTTGAACGTGCAACGCGGCGGAAAGTCAAGATTGCCAAAGGATGGGGCTGGCTTGCATGTGTGGACGTTGCTGGTGGTACGGGACGGGATAAGTCCGTTATCAATATCATGATGGTGTCCGGCCAGCGAAATAAACGCCGTGTAATCAACTATCGAATGCTGGAATACACAGACGTTACAGAAACGCAGCTTGCCGCCAAAATTTTCGCAGAATGTAATCCTGAGCGATTCCCAAATATCACCATAGCGATAGACGGCGATGGGCTGGGTAAAGCAACGGCGGATCTGATGTACGAGTATTATGGTATTACCGTACAGCGTATACGCTGGGGTAAAAAGATGCATAGCCGTGAAGATAAGAGCCTGTACTTTGATAAGCGTGCTTATGCCAACGTTCAAGCCGCAGAGGCCGTAAAATCAGGTCGTATGAGACTGGATAAGGGTAATGAAACTATTGAGGAAGCGTCGAAAATCCCTGTAGGGATTAACTCCGCAGGTCAATGGAAGGTGATGAGTAAGGAGGATATGAAGAAAAAACTCAACCTGCACTCACCAGACCATTGGGATACATATTGTTTCGCTATGCTGGCGGATTATGTTCCCCAGGATGAAGTGCTTAGCGTCGAAGACGAAGCGCAGGTTGATGAAGCTCTGGCATGGCTTAATGAATAACTCATTGACCATGCCGGATGGAAACTATTGCGCGCTTTCGGGGTTGTCGTTTACTGGCTGCCCCTTCTTAGTTTTACGGCTGCGCGTAACTGATGCGGCTGATTTGACCTTTTTCTCTTCGCGAGTGATGGCAATTTGTTTTTTTACATTTTCAATATCTGCCAGGCGATATATTTTTGCCTGCGGCCAGCGGTCGCAGATGATCGGTTCTATAGAGTCATAAAGGCTAAATTTTGCTTTCTCGAATTCACCGTTGATGATGATTCCATCACGGAGAGTTTCATCGCAGATAAACACACCACACAGCGGCACATGGTAACTAACTGATTTACCATCATTGTAGTTAGGGCTACTGGAAATGTAATGGACGCGCAGCATTGTTTCGCTAAAGCCGTGTACACGCATACGGAATTTTTCATCCTCCGGGTACTGCTTCATTAGCTCTTTTGTTGCTTCCAGGTTCTCTATGTATTTCGCACTGTGCTCATTGATCCCCGCGCTTTTCTGGATGCGAATGTCCTTATCAATCAGATGAATAATGCGGCCAGCGGTCATGTTGACGCTGTTCACAGCTTCTGTCTGATAAGTTGTAACCTTACGCACACCGCGAAGGATGTTAGGCACTGGATATAAAATAGTCTTTGGGATATTGAGGTCTGGGTACTGTTCCAGTTCCCGCGCCATTAAAGTCCATTTATCAATTTCAGCCTGAATGCTGTCCGTTTCTTTGAACGGTAGAACGACAACCGGGCGAACAGGACGACCGTCGCTGGCGGCATCAACGTGTTGGGCGCGTGCAACAGCTTTTTTTAGAAAGAGATCCCTGAAGCTGACGAACTCCTGGTACAGTTGTTCGCCGTAGACATAATTTATCATTGATCCTCCTCCAGAATTGACATGGCCAACAACTCACAGCGGATTACACTGGGAGTTGTTGGCCACCATTATAGAAGGATCCAACGAAAATAATAGATTTATTAGTGCATTTATTGTGAGTCTGGCTGGTTAGTGGCCATGAGATATTCGATTGTGTCAGTGAGATCATCCAGGTCGTCTTGGGTGATGCGGTACTCCTGATTGGATATCTTTGAGTAGTGTTCAGCAATGGCGCGGGCAGCGTCGGTTTCGGCAGGGTCTACAGATAAAGCGTTAGAGCAATGTCTAACGTCGTCGATGGTTGGTGGAATGAAAGCCATAATTATGCCTCACTGTATTGACAACACAGAGCCTGAAGCTCTGACCTACTGTTTCACCCATGATCCATGCTGGGGTAATCTAACAACATTGCGCTGTGTGTAAGATGAGCAATGCATAGCTGTAATGCCGTTGTATAAGGTTTCCCTGTTTGCTCATTTCCTTCTGAGCCGCTCTACAACGCTGAAGACACATTAAATAGTGAATCCAAAGTCGTATTACGAAACGGCGGCAAAACTATAATTTATTAGAGCAATTGTCAAACAACTATGAAAAACAATCCAGTTTTTGGCTGGTGGAGTGGGATTTTTCTCTCAAAATTTATTGCTCTAATAATTCTTGATTTTTATGCGCAGCTGGACGTAAACTCCTCTTCGGACCTAATAACTTCGTATAGCATACATTATACGAAGTTATCTTAAGGGTTATTGAACATGATCAATTTACCTGTAAATCCATACAGTTCAATACCTTATCAGGTCAAATAGTGATCACTTGATCATTTGATCAAGGTTGCGCTACGTAAAATCTGCGAAATGTTGGCAGTGTTAGTGCTCCAGATTTCGCGTAGCGCACTTAGCACCACCAATCAATCAGAGGTGAAAAATGGGATATTCAGCTGCTAAAGTGTCCACTCATCTTGAGCTTGAGAAAAACCGTGGTTACTGGCGGGCAAAAGGGTTTGATCGTGATAGTTGCCAACTGTCATTATCGCGCGGTGAAGAGAAAATAGAACGCACGCGCGGTCGCTGGCGTTTCTATGACGAGAACCATAAACAGGTAAAGGCAGAGCCGATCCTGTACACTTTACTTAAAACCATTATCTGAGTGTTAAATGTCCAATTTACTGACCGTACACCAAAATTTGCCTGCATTACCGGTCGATGCAACGAGTGATGAGGTTCGCAAGAACCTGATGGACATGTTCAGGGATCGCCAGGCGTTTTCTGAGCATACCTGGAAAATGCTTCTGTCCGTTTGCCGGTCGTGGGCGGCATGGTGCAAGTTGAATAACCGGAAGTGGTTTCCCGCAGAACCTGAAGATGTTCGCGATTATCTTCTATATCTTCAGGCGCGCGGTCTGGCAGTGAAAACTATCCAGCAACATTTGGGCCAGCTAAATATGCTTCATCGTCGGTCCGGTCTGCCACGACCAAGTGACAGCAATGCTGTTTCACTGGTCATGCGACGGATCCGAAAAGAAAACGTTGATGCCGGTGAACGTGCAAAACAGGCACTGGCGTTCGAACGCACTGATTTCGACCTGGTTCGTTCACTTATGGAAAATAGCGATCGCTGCCAGGATATACGTAATCTGGCATTTCTGGGGATTGCTTATAACACCCTGTTACGTATAGCCGAAATTTCCAGGATCAGGGTTAAAGATATCTCACGTACTGACGGTGGGAGAATGTTAATCCATATTGGCAGAACGAAAACGCTGGTTAGCACCGCTGGTGTAGAGAAGGCACTTAGCCTGGGGGTAACTAAACTGGTTGAGCGATGGATTTCTGTCTCTGGTGTAGCTGATGATCCGAATAACTACCTGTTTTGCCGCGTCAGAAAAAATGGTGTTGCCGCGCCATCATCCACCAGCCAGCTATCAACTCGCGCCTTGGAAGGGATTTTTGAAGCAACTCACCGATTGATTTACGGGGCAAAAGATGACTCTGGTCAGCGATACCTGGCCTGGTCTGGACATAGTGCCCGTGTCGGTGCCGCGCGAGATATGGCCCGCGCCGGAGTTTCAATACCGGAGATCATGCAAGCTGGTGGCTGGACCAACGTAAATATTGTCATGAACTACATTCGTAACCTGGATAGTGAAACGGGGGCAATGGTGCGCCTGCTGGAAGATGGCGATTAGCCGTTCATTTGCGCTTGATTGCTCTAATTATTTGATATTTATGGTGACACATGCGGAAGGATTTCAAAATAGACGGAAAATATGTGGTGCTGTCTGTAAGCTCTCAAATTCAGTCACCATCTGTCATTGTCACCGTAAAATTGAGTGATAGGATGCCTGATATCGACTCGATATCTGTTGCGTTCCCCGTTAAAAGCATGCGGAGTGCTGAACATTTTGTGATGAATGCAACGGAGGAGGAAGCGCGGCGCGGGCTTACTAGAGTGATGGCGGAATTTGGCCAACTCTTGGGTAAGGTAAACAATGCCCTTTCAATCAGTTCAGCAAGATCCAAAGCGTTAACAGCTTCCATGATGAAATAAAAAAGCCTGGCAAGGAGCCAGGCTGCACAAAAGAGCGGGTTTGTATTCCGCATCCAATCAATCAAGAAGGAGTATAGCACACAGGTACTGAAGTGAAAAAATGTGATTCGCGATAAACAAAATATCTACCATTGCTCTAATTGATTGATATAATTTAGCCGCAGTTTTTGTCAACTACGAAGACGTTGCCATTACTTCACTCCTTGACATCATTGGCGGCCATTAGGCCGCCTTTTTTTTGCCATATGAAAACAATCGAACAAAAACTTGAACAGCGCCGCGAGTGGCAGAAGGCAGCCAGAGAACGAGCGATCGCTCGGCAACGGGAAAAGTTGGCTGACCCCGCCTGGCGAGAATCGCAATATCAGAAAATGCGGGATTCTATCGACCGCCGTATCGCTAAACAGAAAGAGCGTCCACCAGCCAGCAAAACGCGGAAAAGTGCGGTAAAGATAAAATCTCGTGGCTTGAAGGGGCGAACACCGACGGCGGAGGAACGGAGCATCGCCAATGCTCTTGGCGCTCTCCCCTGCATTGCCTGCTACATGCATGGAGTAATATCTGAAGAGGTGTCTCTGCACCATATCTCCGGTCGTACCGCGCCGGGTTGTCATAAAAAGCAATTGCCACTTTGTAGATGGCACCACCAGCATGCAGCACCGGCTGAAGTAAGAGCAAAATACCCCTGGCTGGTCCCTGTTCATGCCGATGGTGTGGTTGGAGGCAAGAAAGAATTCACCCTGCGGAACAAGTCAGAGATGGAGCTGTTGGTTGACGCCTATGAGATGGCAAACTTATTATTCTAATATATTTATTATTTTAATTTTTATTAAAACAGAACTTCTCTGTTATTATCGAGATTAGTTCTTCATATACGGGGCATAAGCCAAATATGACAATACACAAAATCCCCAAAAAATTTTGGGACAACAAAATGGTTGAATGGCCATGTCCTAATTGTGGGCAAACAACTTTAAAAATTTTAGATGAATCTTTCATCTGTAAGGATACAGCTGAAACTGTCAAAATGGAGGGTGAAGAATGGTTTGACTTAGAGTATACAAGCTCGGTATTCAGTTGTATGTCACAGTGCGTAAGACCTCAATGTAAGGAGGTAGTGGCATGTATCGGCAGAAGTGGTCTAGAACAAGATTGGTGCGAACATAAAGGGCTTAGTTACTATCGCTGGTATGAACCATTAAGTTTTACTCCTGCGTTAAAGCTATTTCTTATCCCGAACATGTGCCCTGAAGACATAGCCTTGCCTATAAACACCTCGTTTGCACTAAGCACAATTCATCCAGGTGCCGCTGCAAATCTAATAAGAACATCTGTAGAAAGGTTACTTACTGCTATCGGGGTAACTGAAACAAGCGAAAATGGGAATAGAATTAACCTCCATAATAGAATTGAGATGATCCCTAGTGAACATTCTGGCTTTAAAAGCCTGTTATTTGCGATTAAGTTTCTTGGAAATGCGGGTAGCCACCGCTATGAAAAAGTTACCGCAGATGACTTGGATAACTCATACGAGATCATGAATTTTATTCTAAGTGATTTATATTCGGATAATCGCAAAAAGGTTAGTGAGTTAGCTCATAATCTAGACAAAAAATTTAATCCTCAAAAACAAAAATGTTGACAACTGACAAGTGACTTCAGTCAGAATCATCACACGCCCGGTACGGATGGATCCCTTTTCAAATATTCCATGGACGGCACAGTCTGAGTACCGGGCGCTACCTTCAGCTGTATTGCTAAGCCGCCACTGGTGGCTTTTCTTTTTTTGTAGGGGGCGCTATGGATAAGAAAATATGCGTTGTTTCGATGAGCGTCGGCAAACCGGCGTCAATGACTGCTGCATGGATCAACAACGAGCTGATAATGGCTGAGCGGACCAGCTACCCTGAACGCCGCCGCGACATGGAACTCCAGCTGCTGCGCGAATTGCGAGAAAAAGAGGAAAAGGGTTTTATCGTGCTGGTGGAAGAGGAAAACAGCTTTATTACTGGTCGAGTTGGCCAGCGTGTAAGGTTGCGCGATCCCTTCATGAACGGCAGGCCGGTACTGATTGAAGCAATGCAGATTTACAAGGAGCTGGAACGCCAGAAAGCGATCAAGTTACCGCGCAAGGAATCCGGCAAATACATCCTCCACCAAAGCATCTTCGATTCCGAACACGATAAAAAAGGCGATGAATTTTTCAACATCAACTGGAGTGAAATAACGACAGAGCATGTTCTGACGTTACTATGTTGCTTTGCGACGGAATACAACAACGTTGCCAGCGCCGACTACATCAGGGCAATGGCTGGAGAAGTTGAGGCACGCCAGGAACCATCGTTACTAAGCCCTCTGATTAACATAATTCGCGGAACCCAAACACTGGCGCAAAAACAAGTACCACAAGGGGAATTGACGGGTAAAGGTAATTATCTCTGAAAGATGCCCGGCGATAGACCGGGCAAAAGGGCGGAAAGTTTAATCAGCATTCAGGAGCAATGCGTTATCTATGATGATCTGCTCCCATTCTTCGAATGCCCGATCGCGGACGCCCTGGGGAACACTGTTAGTTTTGAAATCGACGACCGTACGCCATTTCCCGTCCGGACGGTACATGCGCAGAGCTTTACTTCCCCCTTCCCTGCGCACCTCAACGTTATGCTTGTCAGCAAACTCTTGTAATGCTCGTAGCGTCCCATGCTTTACTGTGTAGTATCGCTTTTTCAAGTTTTCTCTCCAGCCTGTGCCAAGGCTTCAACTTCCAAATCGTAAGACTCAAACTCATAGTCCTGGTCGTCAACTTCTTCAGGCACTGGCAGTAAATGCCAGGCTGAGTATATCTGACCATTATCAAAACGCTCCTGGCTGTAGAGCGTCGCGGCTATGAGTGTTAGCGCCGGGCGGTCATAACGGTAAATTTTGCGAACGTCACGGTCAACGAGACGACCGAAATTACCATAACCGCGCTCCAGTAATAATTTTTTAATTTCCGGCCAGTATGGACCATAGCTGCGGTACAGGCGGGGATTTTTCAGTAATCGCCCGCGTAGCCCTGACAGGAAGAAATCAACGTATTCGTCTTCTGTCTTTCCTAACAACGCTGTACGGAGTACCGCCTCAAGATATGTTTTATTCGGTTTTATTGTATCAGATAGTGTGGCCATATTATGCGACGCCCGGCGAACCGGGCGCTCCTGTTATGCGTATTGTTGGATGACGGCCAGAACGTCCGCCACGTTGTGTTTTGTCTCGATAATCCACCAGTTGCCCGGGAAATCGCTGTTCTTCGCCTTCGCTGGCAGCCAGCGAGCGCCGAATTTCGCCTTGATTGCGTCTTTCGCACGGAAAAGAATGCCTTTCATGCCGGACGCCTCCTGAAGCCCAAATACCTCGCCAGCGGCGAATTTTGGTGCGTACATCATCTTCAGGTCGGCGGTGGATACGCGATAATTCAGACCAAGAGACTGAGCTATGCTGGTGGCATCACCCTGTATTGATGATAACTCTTCTTGTTTCTCGTTTCTGGCGGCAATTTCTTCCTCCGTGATGTTGCCAAGGGCCAGGTTTATCCGATCAGCGTCGGCCTGTTTCTCTTCATCGGTGCGCCCGGCAAGAACCGTGTTAATTCTCTGCAATATCTCCACATGATTCTTGCGCATGCTGAGCAATTCCGGCGTAACCTCGTTAAGATCCACCAGCCCAAGGATGGCAAGGTCGGAAAACATTGATACCAGGTTGTAGGTCATACGATAGCTGAGTTGACCATAGGCTGATGGCAACTTCACCGCATCCATTTGATAGGCATCCATAAATTTAGAGCCGTCGTTTACGACATCCGCAATTGCCGGTGTGATTTTCCCTATGGTGGCGGCCTCCCTGATTGCTGTTACCCACGATTGAGTCAGCGCGGCGACTGCATGATTCAGATTGGCTTTCCGTTCTGCTGCAATGCGCGCGCTTGCTGCGTCCATTGCCTGCTTGATCTCGTCTTTATTGCTGTAAATGCCAATGGTGCCAAACTGTGCTGTGGTGATCTCATAATCTGACGCCCGGAACTCATTGGTACCGAAAATAGCATTGGTGACCTCAAGTTCAGAATCCCCGTTACGAGTAGCCCCCTGGCTTGTTTTCTCCGGCATTTTTGCGATCGCATCCGCTATTTTCTCCTGAATTGCTTCAGGAGATAGCGTATCTCCGTATGACGCGATTACATCGCCATAATTGGAGCCAAACAGTTCAGTCAGGAATACTTCTGCCAAACGGACCTGGCGGTTATTCCCTTCCGACATCATACCAAGCACCCATTTTGCAATTGACGACTTCAGCGCGCCGTCACGGCGATCCGGGTAAACCGCATGCTTCAGTGGGTCCGTATAGGTACCAACAAAATCAATGCTATAGCCTGACTCTGTAGTCTGAACGCCGTATGAGTCAGTGATTTTGATCATGCCGCGCTGCTGGAAACGGTAGAAATCGTCACAGGAAATGATGTCGTTAATCCCGGCGATGGAGACGCCTCCACTGATTTTCTGCATAACAGCATCTTCATCGGGAGTTACATCCACCTGTTTATCCAGCGTCTTCACATCCCAGTTACCCGATTTGGTGCCTTTGAAGGTAAAGATGATCTCCACGTCTGCGCGCTGGCTGTCGAAGTCCAGCGACTTAATGCGAACGATATCACCGGCACAATCGTAGTATTGGCCTACACGCCATGAGCGATCGCCGATAACAAGGAATTCATTCGCATGGTTAACCAGATCAGGATCAACATCCAGAATGCCTTTATTTATTGCATCCTCCACCAGCGGGCGCAGGCGTTTGATATCCGTCGCGGCCTTCTGAGTACGGTTCAATAATTTCTCATAGCGGGAAATGGCTTGAGAGATATTAGCCTTGCGCTGAATGGCGCTTTTCAACGACGCGCGATACTGTGCTAACAACATACGGTCTGTGTGATGGACACTCCCCCAGCGGGCCTTCCAGTCTGCGTTATCAGCGGCTTTGGCCATTACCGCCTGTTTGAATTTAGCTACCTCGTCGGTGCTCTTTTCAAATTCCGCTTTGCTTCGCTCTAATTCAGCGGTAAGTACCTCCACATCCTCGCCAGCTGCGTGCTGCGCCTTGATGTAGTTCTGAAGGTCGATAGTAGCCTGTTCTTTCTGGCGAGCGCGTTGCGCGGCTTTCGCCTTATCCATTTGAACCTGCATCATTGCCAGACGTTCGCCATCATCCTTAGCGGTATACATCTGCATTTCGATCATATCGTTGGCGTCGGCGTTCTCCATTTCTGACTTATCTGAACGGAGGATATCGGAGATCCAGCCTGCTTTACGCTTCAGCGTCTTCAGTCGGTATTCATCGAAAGAACCCTTGCCGCAGTAGTAGTGAACGCGAACGCTTGCACGGTTGGAGCCAACTCGGGCACCGCGACCGTTACGTTGTGCGATACTGGCTGGTGTCCATGGCAACGTCAGATGATGGATGTCAGTTGTTCCTCGATGCAGGTTGATACCCACCTCTGCCTTTTTGTTGCAGATGATGATCGGAGTCCGGCCCTCCTGGAAGTCGGCTGCAATCTTTTCCAGACCGCCCAACGACATTTCATTTTGCTGCGCGATATAGGCGTCATACAGAGCCATTTGCTCGTTGTATTTCGCTATCTGTGCATCTGTTGGTTCATCCGGTAACTCTTTCGGCGGTTTAACCGCTTTCAGTTTCTTACCGGTTTTACCTGCCTCGGCAACCGTCTGAGCATTCAGGATCCCCACCTTTGAAGGTTCAAGGTTAAGAGCATTGCAGATAATGCGCTTGAGCTTCTGGTGCTGCGTTTTTTCGTCCGTGAAGATGATTTGCTTACCTTCCGGGAAAAACTCCTTCAGCGTGGCAATCAGCTTCGCGTATTTGGGCGTAACGGGGTGAGTTACGGTCTGTTCGTCAATGCCAAACCTGGCCAGGCGCTTATTCACTTCCTGCTCGAACGCTTCCGGAACCTGCAACTGAATAAACTCGCCCTTATCTATCAGGGAGTATTGCGATTGCTGCGTGATTGAATCATCACTGTCGTCGTCTTCGCTGGTGGCTTGTTTAGGCAAACTGTCCGCCAGCTGCTGCACCGCATCGGCGTACTCCGGCAGGAAACGATAGGTGATCCGGCGATAGTACAGGTCCATGTCAGTACATACGCGGTCCATATCCCTGATTATTGAGAAGATCGGACGGGCTTTCTCGTGCTCAATCACGCCGTCTTCATTAACCGAGGTCGTTACGCCATTGTTGGCTTTTGCTGCCGCTTCCGCCTGCTGACGCAATTCTTCATACGCCGCCAGTTGTTCTTCAGTAAGTGGTGCATCCTGCTGGTGTTCGTCCAGCTCCGGGATCTCCACGGTATCCTTAACGTCTTCCGCCGTTTTAAGCGTTACCCAGCGATGGAATATACCGCGCAGCGCATCAAGGTTTTCAAAGCCCACCAGCGCCATTTTTTCTTCAACTTCACCGCTGATTTTCTGTACCGTTTCCAGCCTGGTCTTGCCGAAGAATTTAACGAAGTCATCAGGACCGTAGATCCCCATCTTCTGCCAGTATTCCTTCGGCAGAACATGAGAAAGCATGTTGTATGCATCGATCGGGGTGTTAACGACTGGCGTTGCAGTCAGGAGAACCGGTCCGCGCCCGCCATTCTTTTTCATCAGGTACGCGTTTTTAATTGCCATATCCCGCGCCGATTGCGCCACCGCGCTGGTGGGCAGATAGGCCAGTTGTGACGCTTCGCGACCATTTTTATAGCTATTGCGGTAGTTGTGGCCTTCGTCGGCGATCACGCTGTCGAAGCCCATATCCTCAAAGTACGGATACTTCTCTGCTTTTTCGGTACCGGTATCTGAATACTCCGACAATACCCGGCGACGCGCCGCCTCTTTGCGATGGGAATCGGAATCCATTGCGCTGGCCACACGTCCGGCAGCAACGAAGTCATAAAGCATGTCTTGTGCATGCTCATCTACGGTGTCATCACGTAGCGGAATGCGGGCGTATTGTTCTTTGGTAAACACGACTGCACGGTAATTTGAGTGCGGGATCGCATTCATCCGCGCCGTGATAGTGGCTTCATCTGCCAGCTTAAGAGCATCGCGCATAACTGGAGTGCCATCAGCACCAAGAACAGGTTTACCGTTCTCATCGAGCACCGGCACCTGGCGAATCTGATCGCCATCCATCAGCACATCAAGACCGACGAACAGGTAGTTACTGAATGCCTCTTCACTCAGGAATTCTTTTGCTTCGTAATACCAGTTTTCCAGCACTGATTTAGGCACTACATACGCAGTACGGGTGGAGCGACCGTTCTCATAGTTGAACGCCTCAAGTGCCAGCGCGGTCGTGGTTTTACCCAGCCCGGTGCCGAAGCCCAGGATGCCGCGCCCATCTTCGGACAGTCGGCGCACCTCGCTATTCTGGTAATCAAATGGCTGACGCTTACCGCTTAATCCCTTCAACCCAAGCGGATCGCCAGAGTGTTCATACGGGATATTGCTATTGAACACATCGTTGTATTTGGCAACCAGCTCATCGTAGCGATCGTGCGTCTTGATCCACTTATTGAACTGGTCCTCAAGCAGTGCCATCTGCTCGCGGTAGCCGTTCGCCGTCGCGCTATCTTTGCCACCGATACGCGCACCATTGAGATACTTTTCCAGCTGTGCCGGGAACCCGGTCGCGTTTTCACCTGATTTACGGTCCCACTCGTAGCGGATCTCGCCTGTTTCTTTATCCTTACGCTGGACGACACCGTATCGGTGCCCGACGAACAGACCATCACCACCGTGATAGGTGTCAGAAACCATTTCGTCGCCTTCCAACTGCACTGACTGCACATAGCGCAGATCCGGATAGCCGTTTTCCTGCAAAAACTCCAGAATGACGGAACGGTCGAACCAACGGCTATTGAGCTTAAAGCGGATATTCTCTGCTGGCGTCTTGATGCGCTTCTCTTCGATCGCTGCCAGCTGATTAAGGACGTTGTTCTTTACTGGACCGTCGGGGAGCGTGGCGAGGAATTCCTGTTTTGGAGCCACTATCTCGTTAATGTCGCCGCTGGTGGCGCGGGCGAACGGAACAATCCCGCCATACGGTGAAACCGCAATGCCAGGGGTGCTGGCCAATAAATTAAGCAACTCGTCATCACTGGCTGGCAGTTCGCCGGTAAACGCAAGGCGGAAATCATCGAGCTGGATTGGATCGCGAGTGAGATCACTGTAGAGATAACGCAGGGTGTCCTGATAGCTGGTGGAGTCATAACTGGCGCTGGAATCATGCGTAACCAGTTTTCCTGTCAGCTCGTCAGAAATAGTGCCATCCAGCTTAATTGCACCACGGAAAGCAAACCAGGCGCGCGCACCGCTCCCCGATAATTTCGCTATCGGACCGCGACCGGGGTTACCAAAACGGTCAATCTCTGCCTGCAAACGGGATACCAGAGAAAGGCGCTGCTGTTCGATTTGTTCAGCACTATGCCCGGCGGCCTTCATGTCCTGATATTCAATTAACATCCGGCCAATCATCGCCCCGCGATACAAGCGTTCACGGTATTTTTCAGGCTGGCTGTTAATCCAGTCCACCAGCTGCACCATATCGTCGCTGATTGATGTGGTGTACTTATCGCGGACATTTGCCATCTGGGTAAATGTCATGCCGAGACGGCCTTCTGTTGTAGTCAGGTTACGCTGAAGAGCCTCCCAGCTGTCCGCGCCATAACTGGCAGCATCGATCTTAAGTTCCTTCCCGGCATCAGCTTCAATCCAGCGACCACCAGCATATTTTTGCCATACACCATTAATCAGGCGCATTTCCCCTTCACCAACAACGTCTGCGGTCGGTGACGGTTCAGCCATATCGAGCAAAGACCAGTCGATACGGCTTTCGAAACGATGAATCAGCTTCGCTTTAAGAGCCTGGTTATCAATCTGACCGTCGGCACGAACCTCAATACGCCCCTGGAAGCCCTTTTCCTGGGTGCCATGAACAAACCGGCGGCCATCCTTTTCAAACCACTTGCCAGAAATAAACGTTGGCCAAAGCACATTTGCCGATTCAAGAGTGCCTTCATCCACCAGGGGGATTTTCTCAGCCATCTCCGCCGGATGTTTGCGCATCAGCACCACGTCAACGACCGTACTGGTCCCGTTTGCGTCAAAAGTACCGGTAGGCAAGCGGTGGGCACCAAGAAATTCAGCTTTCCGTGATAGGCGCAGGCGTAACCGCTTCATGTTTGAACCTGAAACAATGGACGGCGGCACAATCACGCACATGAATCCGCCTGGCTTTATCTTGTCCAGAATGCGGAGCATGAAGTAAGAACCCATGTCCGTTTCTTCTGCGTAAGGCTTATCGATGTTGCGTGTGTGATCACGACCACCGAACGGAACGTTACCCACAACATGGTCGAATGAATCGTTAGGCGTGCTTACAGCCAGCTGTTCAAACGGGGAAATCTGTACGCTGTCTTCCGGGTGTAACAGCTGGTTTATACGACCGGAAACACTGCTGATCTCAGTCGCGGTCATCACCGTACCAACCGGTTTTGTCTCATTAAAAACGCCGGTGCCCGCCGATGGTTCCAGAGTGTTACCTACGTCCGCGCCGTAGAGCTTCATGATCTCCCAGACACCTTCAGCGATCGGCTTTGGTGTGTAATATTCGGAGACGGACCCGCCAATGCCGCCTTCACCGGTGTACCCAGCCAGGATCTGGCGCTGTTCATCTGTCAGTGTCGCGCCGTCCACCAGTGAATTAAGCAAATCTATCGCCTTCTGATTCGCCTCCCGGCGCAGTCGGTCATAGCTTTTGCCTTCCACCTTTTCCACGCCGTATTTAATCGGCGCTCGGTGAGATGCTATTGCCCTAATGTATTTCAATATTTCGCTGACACTTGAACAGCGAAACACCCCCATAGATAGCTTGTTCATTGGTAATCCTTAACAAGTGACTAGTGTTAAATTCCGTTAAAACACGATGCGAATTATTCTAATTAAGGTGCAATCTTGGCAGACAATAAAATCACGCTATCCTCGGTCAGGAAGGCGCTGGCGGGGGTTTTTAAAGACAACGGAGAACGGGACAACATCCTCCTGTCCGCGCTGGCTGTGCACGGCGGAAGTGGGTATTTGTTTTCTCGCGCAGGGGCACCGGTACAACTGTCCGGCTTCTTAGGCGGCAAACCGGGCGATAGTGGCATGGCTGGCGATGGGCTGGTGGACGGAAGTCGCTTTATCTTTGATGAAGTTCAACTGCCGGAAGACCGCTTGCAACGCTATCCGCTACTCGAAGAGATGGCGGTTTACAGCACGATCGCCACCGCGCTGAACATCCATATTACGCACGCGCTCTCTTTCGATAAGAAGACCGGACAAACCTTCTCTATCGTGCCGGTACACAACGGAAACGATAGTGACTATGACGCCGCGCAGGCGTTGTGTGACGAGCTGATGAACGACATCGGGCGAACCATCAACAAAGAGGTCGCCGGGTGGGCATTTATCATGTCTGTATTTGGGGTGGCTTATGTCAGGCCATACGCCAAAGAAGGCATAGGGATCACGTCTTTTGAGTGCTCCTATTACACCCTTCCGAGCTTCATCAAAGAGTTCGAGGTCAGCGGCAACCTGGCGGGATTTAGCGGCGATTATCTGAAGGACGCGTCAGGGAAAATGGTTTTCGCCGATCCGTGGACCATTATCCCTATGAAAATCCCCTACTGGCGGCCTAAGTCAAACCTTATGCCTGTGCACACTGGCCATAAGGCTTACAGCCTGCTGGATAATCCGGAAGAGCGCACGCCGATTGAAACCCAGAATTACGGGACCAGCTTGCTCGAATACGCCTACGAGCCGTACATGAATCTGCGTTCGGCGATCCGCTCGCTGAAGGCAACGCGTTTTAATGCGTCGAAAATTGACCGAATCATCGGTCTGGCGATGAATAGTCTGGATCCGGTAAAAGCAGCCGATTATTCGCGCACCATTACTCAGACGCTTAAACGAGCAGCTGACCTGATGGAAAAGCGCGCACGCGGCGCGAATAACATGCCTACGGTGACCAATACCTTGCTGCCTATTATGGGCGAAGGCAAGGGACAGATGACTATTGATACTCAGACCATCCAGGCTGACATCAACGGCATTGAAGACATTCTCACCTATATGCGCCAGCTGGCGGCAGCACTTGGCCTCGATTACACCCTCCTGGGGTGGGCAGATCAAATGTCCGGCGGGCTTGGTGAAGGTGGATTCCTGCGCACGGCAATTCAGGCCGCCATGCGCGCCTCATGGATCCAGCAGGGCGTAGATGAGTTCATTCTGCGGGCTATCGATATTCATCTTGCTTTCAAGTACGGCAAGGTATACCCGGAAGGTGATCGCCCGTACAAAATCGAATTCCACTCCGTTAATACCGCTCTGCAACAAGAGCACAACGATAACCGCGACTCGCAGGCGAACTACGCCACCATCGTTACGCAAATCCTCGATGCCGTCAGCAATAACAGCGTCCTCGCCAATTCCGATGCATTCAAACGTTACCTGTTCAGCGATGTGCTGGAGATTGACGAAAAAATCTCTGAAGCACTGGTGAACGAACTGAAAGCGAAAAGCGAGGACGATGATCACCTGATGGATTCCATCATCAAAACACCGCCACAGGAACTGGCGCAAATCCTTGAATCGGTCTTTAAAGAGGGAAACGATAATGACTGATGTTTTGAAAACGGTCACTGACCGCTTTTGTCTCTATAGCAATGCTCGAAAAGGTCGCCAGAACGGGCGACAGTATGTATTAAGCGCGGTTAAGACCATGCTTGAAAGCAAGGAAACTCAGGAAGGTTTACGCCTTGGAGAGCTTTTCGGCTATTACGGTCACGGTCGCCGCCAGCTAACTGGTAAACTGGAGGTGCCTGAAACCAGCGTGATCATGGTGGAAGGTCGCCCGGTCGTAATCGACAATGTTCCAGCGTGCCGAACAGTGGCTATATCTGTTGACGACAACGGCATCGTTACCCATACACAGGAAATTCTTAACACAGAGCCGGGTAAAATTGTCGCCGCGATGATCGAAAGCCGAGCTGGTGGCTGGAGCTGGGCCACTGGCGGGCGCGAGTCCGGGAAAATCGCTGTAACCACCAGCTTCCATGGAGTAGATTATGTGACAACGCCGAACTATATCAGTCTGGATCATCCTGCCAGCGCCGGAATGTTTGAAAGCGCGGATTCTAAATCTTTACTGGCAGAGTCCCTGGCGGCGCATGGGTACTCCGACGAGTCAGTGCAGGCCGTTATATCTCATTACGGCAAAATGGCTGAACTGGAAATGATGGTGGAGGCGACAGAGCGTACGGCAGAACTGGAAACCGCACTACTCGAAAGCCAGGGCCGCCACCTCGAAGCAATGGCCAAGATCGCAGATGCTGAAGCGCGAATCGCTTTGCTGGAGGAAACAGCGGGTATCCGCGACGATGTGCTGGCAGCAATGCAAGACGAACTGGATAACCTCCCGATCTTCGTCTCCGCCGCCCAAAAAGACGCATTCCGCCTCAAAGAACCTGGTGATGCAAAAATCGTTGCCACACTTTTCGAATCTCTGATCAAAGTTGGCGCGCGCAACTTGCCTGTCACTAAGAAAATTAAAGAGGTTCCGCAAGCGGCTAACGTCCAGGCACCGCGTGAGACAAGCATCATCACGTTTAATAATTCAATCAATCCATTTAAATAACCACCAAAAATAACCCCGGCGGCTGCCGGGGTTCTCGTTAACTATTATCTCCTTCGCCTGCGTGCCATATATTTGCGCACCGCGCGGCGTGGACAATCTGAAGCAGTTTCTTTCTGCTGCATCAATCTCGCAGCCATGCTCAAAAATGTCAGGCACAGCCGAAGCCCGGCATACAATAGCGGTTCCAGTGGCCACGTCTCATTGAGCACATATACCGCCATGAAAATCGAGTCAAAAACTATCGCCGCCAGCGATAACTTCATTGTCGAAAGTCGGCGGAGCTGCCGGAGTTTATTCATTGACCAGTCCCGTCAGGCAAAGCTGGCGTTCTTTTTCACGGCGAATCTTTAAACCTCGCAGGGGCACGCCGTTACTGTTCACGAAATCAGGGAGATGGTTACACATATTCACCCATTCCCCTTTCTGCGCCCACTTGTGGATGGACGTTTCGACTCGCATGCCTCGCGCTTTGCTGTAGTAGGTCCGTAAGCTATTGCATCCCATATTGAATGCCGCGCTTGTCATTGCACTGAAGGCATTATCGGGCATGTCTTTGCCCCGGAAGTGCTGATTAATACAGCGTTCAGCGATCAGGATATTCTTTTCCCAATCAGCGGCGATTTGCTGGTCGGTTTTTCGCACACCCGGCGTTACCCCGTGTGTATTACCGATCCCGTCAGTCCATACCCCCGCCGGGCACATGTATGGATCACGTCGGCAACCTTCAGCGTTACCAATCAGCTCAAGCCCCGCCTGGTTGGTTCGCACATTGCCATTACCCATCACGATGGTAATCATCACCGCGATAGCGCAAATTGCACCGCCTCCTGCGGCTGTTTTTCCCTTCATAAAGACCTCATAAGCGAATTTTTTACGCTCCAGGACAAACACCCATTCACAGCCAATACCGACTGACTCGATCCCTTTAGAAGGCACAGGATAATGCAAATCACTTGTTAGCTACGTTTCAAAGATATACATTATTGCTCTAATTAATTTATTTTATTAGGTAAGATAAGTGGCACAACGCGGTGTAAACAAAGTCATCCTGATTGGTACCCTGGGGCAAGACCCGGAGATCAGGTATATACCAAATGGCGGAGCGGTCGGAAGACTCAGCATCGCAACGAATGAATCATGGCGCGACAAGCAAACGGGCCAACAGAAAGAGCAAACAGAATGGCATAAAGTCGTTTTGTTCGGAAAACTTGCTGAAATTGCGAGTGAATATTTACGAAAAGGTTCTCAGGTCTACATCGAAGGGAAACTTAAAACCCGTAAGTGGACAGATGACGCCGGTGTAGAACGTTACACGACGGAAATTATCGTCAGCCAGGGCGGCACCATGCAAATGATCGGCGCTCGCCGCGACGATTCACAGTCCTCAAATGGCTGGGGGCAGTCAAACCAACCTCAAAACCACCAGCAATACAGCGGTGGCGGTAAACCTCAGAGCAACGCCAATAACGAACCTCCAATGGACTTTGAAGACGATATTCCGTTTTAACGAATAGAACACCCCGAGATATTGCTTTCGCTGGTGGGAAAACATTCCTAACCAACCTGAAGGCGCAATACATCAGTTTTTAAGCAGAGAAAAGACTATGACAGCACAAAATACTAAAACCATTCAATACCGCCTACGTAATGGCCAGAGTGTCGAAGTGACCATCAATAATGATGGAGTGCCAGGCGAAAAGGTTTCTATCTCTGATCTGGCTATCGAAAAAACCATCATGTGCCACCTTGGCTTTACTGAAGAAGTGAGCAAAAAGCATGGTGTAGCTATCTGGCGCACAATGGATACTGGAATGCGCAGATTCATTACTGCTCGTACCCCTGGTATGACCATGATGGACCTCATGCAGATTGCGCCGCTGTTTGAGTGTGAACCTTTGGATGTATTCAGCAATCCAGCTATCTGCCAGCAGTTATATGGTGAGATGAAACTCGCGGTTACCCCCATTGTGCTGCATGAAGGATCGCTTGCTGGCGTATGGAAAGTAGAGCGAATTTCAAGCTACATGCCCTTCCACGTCCATGTCAATGGCGTAATCACAGGTGAAAATCAACCTGTTTCAGTTACAAAGTTAGACCTCAAGCGTGCAATTCTTGAAGCAAGTTGTCGAGTTATCGGCCTGGGCAAACAGTCTTATGTTTGCTTCCCCGCAGGCCCAGAAGGCCAGGCTGAAATACTGACGATGGATGCCGATCTGCTCTGGCAAATAGAGTTTATGATTGGGAAAAGCATCATCCGAGCTGAAGAACTCGATCAGTACATTACCTGCACAATGACGGATGAGGTAAAAAGTGTGGCTATAGCCAATGCCCGGAACCTGTGTCGTGCTGCATTAACAGAACTGCAAGAAAACACCACGGAAGAGGTGGAAAGTGATTAATCGTATACAGAATGAATCTGCCTGGTTAGCACTGATAGAACGGTATAAAGACAATTGGGAACTGGCAGCAAAAGAGTTGCTTGATATTAAGTTAACACCTCATCAAGCAAAAATTATTAACGCGATAAAGAACACCGGAGCCAAAGTCACTGCCACCACACCACATGGTATTGGGGAAACCTCTATTGTGGCAGTGATTAGCATCCTGCAAACAATACTGTATTCGTGTTCCCGTACAGTGGTTGTTTCTCCTGCTATTAACGATAGTCGAAACAATATAATTGACTATATGTGCTGTTATTGGGCGCAGGTTATCAAGAAACACCCTTTTCTTGGCAATCATTTCAAACTGCACCCTGAAAAAGGGTTGGTACATATCAGTGAAGCATGGGGATGTGTATATTTAAACTATTGTCTGAATAACGAAGAATCTCTGGCTGGTTTTACTGGGCCGCATGATCTCTTCATCGTTATTAACGCGGCAGAAATCAGCGACCGCGCTCATGCTGTGATAACAGGCAATTTGACCGGTTATGATTCGCGCCTGCTGTTGCTGTCGAAACCATCGGAACGAGAGAAAGGGTATTTTTATGATTCGCATCACCGGTTGGCCCATAGTGAGAACAATCCTGCTGGTATTTTCACGGCTATAACTCTCAGCACAGAGGATTCACCTCTCGTTTCTGAAGCATATCTTGAATATAAAGCCAAAGAGTTTGGTGGGTGCAATAGCGATAAATATCGCCGATTGATCTTGGGGAAATTCCCTGGGATTCGGGAGTTGATGGAAAAATCATCTGTTCCCCGTAATATGCACTTCACAATGACTGACGGTAGTAAATGGGTAGTGCCTACGATCGTGATCGCCAAACACCATGCGAAACATCACGCTCAAAAACACAACTCCAGCACATTAGACTGGCTGAAAGCCTATACAATACCGTTATTCTCAGCAAACCATAACGCTATAGCTGAATGGGCTAAACAAATTCCCTGGCGGGATGTAGCTGAAGAGGCATTTGTCGAAAAACCACCAAGAGATTTGCACGAGCACTGTTGGCTGACATCAGAAAAGAGCTTCTCGTGAGGTAAAAATCCCGCCGATTGGCGGGATTTCTTCAATATACGATCTGGTCTACATGATCACCAAAATCATCGTCGTCGTCGTCCTCATCACCACCATCTACTGCTGGCCAATCAACAAACCAGCCAGCGTAAAGATGCAGCGTTCGGAGAACATCACTTGCGGGAGCATCAAGGGTATTAACGAATCCCATATAGCTATTGGGATTTGCCCCAACTATGGCTTCAGCGATCATGTCCTCGGTAATGTCACCGGAGATAATGCTTAAACGCCCGGAAACTTCTTCATTATCATCAAATTCGATAATGGCATCTCCGCCTAATGGCGCTGCGATTTTAATCTGCATTATTTAGCTCCTTTGCCACACCTAATAACAGTTCCAGCAATCCGTCACCATTCATCAGTGATGCGGCAGCGGCCTCTTTGTCATGATACAACTGAAGAGCCATAGAGAATACTTCCGTTGCTGACGTTTTGGAAATAGTCGGTGATTTCTGCCGAATTTTCCCGGTGTTACTTACTGAGGCTGGCGGGTATACCTTCGCCATATAAATATCACTCAATCGAGATCTGAAGCACCATTCAGGCTTGCCACGCCCACCGATATTAACGAAAGATGGCTTATCCCCTTCAACATTGGCCTTCAGGAATGACCTGGCTTTCTCTAACAACCCCGGGTTACTGTACTCAAGATGATGACCCAGCTCGTGCCACAGTGCATTTGCATTTTCATCGTGCAAATCGACAGCAACAACACCATTAAGATTTGCATACGCCCTACCCTTGTGGTGAATTACCCTTGATAAGGTTGATATTTTCCCGCCGGTCAGGCGATAAATATCAGCAAGTTCCTTGCGCAAGTCTATTCCACCATTCTGTCCAGCGCGGGCTTCTTCCACTTCTTCCGTGATAAAAGAGTCGGCCCACTCAAGAGCTTTTTCTTCTGATACAGATGAGTTGGCGATCGCACTGTTCATGGCAGATAACACTTTCTCGTAGACCGAATCCATACTTCGCTGATTCATTTGCCAGCGTTTCTGCGGGATATATGAAAATCGATTGAGTAGCTGGTTAAGCAGCTCAAGTTCTTCTTCACTGACATGCTTTTTAGCCTCACCAATAATGCTGGGGAGAATATTGCCGTTAGGATTAAACGCTCGCGAAAGGAAGAGTTTCAGCGCCCCCATGCCCTCCGATGCTTCAATATCACCAATAACACGGTTAACAATGGCCGCACTCTTCGGATTAGCATCCGCCAACGCTCTGGCTACGATTTGCAGGGACGATACGACCTCACGCTGCATATCAGTCCTGATCTCATCAATAAACTCTGGCGTTATGCCGTGCTCTTTAAGGATATCCCGGCCTTCCGCCGTTACCCCATCGATATCACCGACATGTTTATTAACACGACTTTGCAATGCCTTAAATGCCTTCAGAATTCCACGGGCATCATCCGCTTTACTAACGGCCTTCCTGAATGCTGGCAAGAAGTCTGAGTTAACCTCATTTTGTTGATCGGCCCACTGAATGGAGGCTTCCTTCATCTCGTCCAGAGTCAGATCACCCAACGCGGTATGGTCTGTGAATATGAGCGATAACCTCTGAACCATTTCTGCCAATGGTGATGCTGATTGCGCCGCGCTAAGGAATGCTTTCACCCTGGTTGGGCGAATGGAAAACCAGTCAATAGCTGGTGGCATATCTCCGTTTTTTATCGCCTGCGCTATCTCGTCAAAGCCATCGCGCCCAAGGGAGGATGCGTGATTTAACAAGCCGCGAAGTAACGAATTGCTGATACCGAATAATCGGCACCATTTTTTCACGTCGGCAACAGGCATTCGAACAAAATGCGCAAGCACTTGAACAAGCTGTTCATCCTGGGGATCTGTACGGGAAAGCAGCCTGATCAGATGAATAATGTCTTTGGTGCCGGATGCCCGATGTAATAGCAAACTGGTATATGGAGCAACGCCGTTGTAACTACCGCCGGAAACGGACTCGAAAAGACCGCCGGATATCCCTTGCATGCCTTCGTTTTCCAGTTCCTGAGACACCTGGCGAAGGATATCCTGTAACGACACATCACCGCCGCCAAACATATCCCCGAGCGCCTGGCCCTGGTGCTGTAACTCATCATTGATACGTTGCGCCATCAACTTAAAGGCGGTGGCCATACGCTTCGCGCTACGGTTATTCGCGACGATAAACAACGCGAGTGCTTTCACTTCCGGGGCCGTTTCGCTGAACATATCCCCCTGAGCAATAACATCGGTAATATGTTGGCCTGACTCCTTCGATTGCCTTACCAGGTCTACCGCATCTTTCAATGCCGCCAGCGCCTTTTTATCGAGGCTATCCGCTGTTTCAATACCATCAACGATAGTTGTCACAGCCTGCTTGTGCGCTTCTCCTGATAAAGCCTGCATCTGTACAAAATCATTGGCCGCCGCATTAAGCGCCGTCAGAACATTACGCATATCCGGATCAGGTTCTTCTGCAACCATCCTTACCAGGCGCGCATCCTTATATGCCTTGGCAAAGATCGCGTTTTGTATACGGTCAACAAGTTGCCGCGTTGGTCGCCCATCTTCCGTTACAAGGCCAGCAGCCTGTGTGGCACCAACTTGCGTCATGAATCCGCGAATAAACGCGTCATTACTGCGGCTAAGCAGATCTCCGCTTTCTGACGGATTAAACAGCGCCATCATCGCCGGTGTTATGCTGTCGGCATCAACAAAAGCCTTTTCACTGGCTGCCATTTCCTGAAGATCAGAAATATTTGAGTCTTTGGCAAACTGAACGCGGTCAACCTTAGTTAACCGGCGGCGCACCAGTACCGGAGCCGTCATTGATTCAACCTTTTCAGGACGTATGCCGAATTCGCTCGCATGTTCAATCAGGTACTCCCGATACCGATCCGCATTGCCGTCCTGATAGGCTTTAATGATCCCCATGGTCCGTCCATTACCTGACTCAACGGCATTGTCCTCACCAATTATCGGCGCGCCATGGCTGGATAGACCGGAATCGGTAAGCTGAGCAGGCCGCAAATCCTTGGATATCTGGTTAACCTGAAGAAGGCTGGATGCGCGGGTCCGGTCGCGCGGCTGAAGTTCCTGGGGATAGTCCGGATTAATTTTCCCGTCCAGAGTATTGGATACCAAAAGAGTTGAGGCATCGACGATATCAAACGCTGTTTTTACCTCGTCTCCCTTCGCTGTCACCACATACGAAACCCGCCCGTAATCGGGCAGGTTTTTTAGCAGCTCGATCAGCGTTTCTATGCTGGTGGCCATCACCACCTGATCGCTTAAGCTCATCCCTGTTACGCCTTATGCTGCCTCTTTAATGTTGGCGGCTATCCATGCCGCCGTGTGTTGTTTAACCTGGTCCAGATCGATGTATGTGCCAACATATTGACTCAAGTCCTGCAACGTACCGATAAATGCATCGGTGCTCTGATCGACGAATTTATCAGCCAGGAAATCAGCAACCAGTTTTGGCACACCATCATGTACCGAAGGTTGTTTTTCCTCACCACTACCGCCGCCGGACGCGCCGTACCCCATCTGTTGCATGATCTGGTCAATTTCATCGCTGATATCCAACAACTCCATGCCACTCGCGGTAGCAGCTTTGGACATCAGAGAATCCAACTTGTCGCTGAGGTCCATTAACTCAATAGCTGATAGTGTCATGCCGCTACCCCCGCTTTCTGGATTGCTACCAGCAGATCAGCCAGGTGGCGAGCTGCGCCGTTAACCAGCTCTTCGTTTTCCTCAAAACGTCCGGCAGCCTGAAGGGCTGCAATCGCTTCCCGGACATTGCCCCGGGCGTTACGGATCTCCGCCATGTCAGTGCTTTGTATATCCATCACGTTATTGAGATATTCAATGGCTTTATTAGCCTCTGCATCTGCTTCGCTAACCGTTTCATCAGGCTGTGCCGGGGCCGGTTCTGGCTGAGTAATCTCACCGACTTCGGCCTGCAATGCATTGATCATGCTCTGCACCATTTTCTCGGTGCCAGCGCCCCCAGGAAACGCAATATTGGGGAAAGTTTTTTGAAACTGAGTTTTCAGCATTACGCGGAACTCGTCTGGTGAGCTGGTGGCCAGCTCCAGAGCTTTTTGTGCATATTTGCCAAACGGACCATTAGTAAGTGTCTTCGCCAGGAAGTCGAAAGAATCCTCGCGAGGCAATAACTTCAGGTCGTACTCACTCATTTGCTGATCAGAAAGCGGGGTATCGTAAGTAGCAATGCCGTAGCGTGCATATTCATAATACGGGTCACCTTCATCAGGGCGCGGCAGAATTGCTTTGTTACCTTCAGGTATTGCGCCAGGGGCCGCCGGACGCATTTGCAGGGCATATCGATATGCACCTACAGAGACTTCTGGTTCAGGCGAAGAGCTACCGGTATCCTCCGCTGGTTCAGGTTCGACGTTTTCCGGTTTATGTTCTTCTGGTTGGACCAGGTATTCCGATACATTACCCGCTTTATAGGCTTTAAACAGCTTGCCGATCGCATCTGCCATGTCCACACCCTGTATGGATTTAGCCTTGATCATGTATACGCTGCCATCCGGATCGGTTAACTGGATATACCCTTCGCCGCCCCCAATGAATTGCTTCATTGATGCACCATTACTGAGCGTCACTTCCCCGTCCATATGCATACGATTTTTGATACTGGCAAGGCGATCCGTCAGCGCGCGAGAGTGCCCACCAGTCATCCCCGCTGGAGCAATGGTATCGCGCCCACCAGTGCGATTGAGCTGATCAATCTCCGTCTGCAAACGCTCATTCTCTTCATAAAGAGAATCCGCTTCCGATGCAACAGCGTTAATTTTCTGCTCCAGATCTGCCTTCTGCCCTTCTACCGCTGCCACCTGATCCGCGAGGTCGCTCATGGCATCCTCTTTCTGGTCACTGTCAGCCTGTAGTTGGGTTATTTCATCAACAAGGGCTTTTTTCTTCTTCTGCGCACGCTGGAATTTTGCCGAGTTTTTCTCTGCAAGGTTGGCAAGTTTCATGGTGACCTGCGCCAGCGTCATATCACGTCCACTCATCGGAGCAACGGTGTGAGTAACGTCTTTTTTATTCAGTAAGAACTGGAAAGCAACCAGCGTATCGCTATTGGTGATCCGGTTTTCCGCTGTCGGGCTATGAAACAGAATACTGATAGTCTGACCATCACTGAGCGGAATAATGGCTGGCAGGACTGGCAGCCCGTTAACGTTACGTGCCCGGCCAATTTCAGCGCCGCCGATCGCGCGCGCGCCGCTCTGGGCCACATCCCCCGTTTTATCACTCCCCGCAGAGATTCCGGTACCATTCAGCTTCTGGTTCAATGCCCGGACAAATGCCTGCATGGTCCGGTGTAACTGCAAACGAGTAGAACTAATCGCCTCCAATAAATCCGTAGCACACCAGTGGATCGGCGTGTCATAGAAGAACGTAGCCTCGATTTCCTCCAGGGTGTTGGATTCCGTCATCAGATAGCGGTCCTCACCGGCCATTAATGCGCGATATTCATCATCAGTCACTGGCGGGGGAAGCACGTCAAGCCCAGGCTTGATCGTCACCCCTTTATTGATATTGAACTGTTCCATGTTAATTTCCTGCTTTCAGTTGCTTAAGACGACGTTTGAGTTCGCCATTCCGTGCCTTTTCGTTATTGAGTCGGCCCGTCTCCTTATCCAGCTTCGCCCGCAAATCAGTGATCTGCTGTTGATTGAAAGACACCGAATTCTGCGCGGACTTATAAGCGGCAACCACCTGAGCATTCCGCTGTTTTGCTTCTTGCAGGCGCTGAAAGTTGGATTTAACTGCCGGTTTCTTGTCTACCGGATTGGCAACACGCTTCGCTTTGGCGATCAGTGATTTCTGGAATTTTGCGGAGTTTTTGCGGGCCGCCTGTCCCATGACGGTACCAAGCGTCTTGATATCCGGCGACTGAGCGTTAGGAATAGCTTTTCCATTCAGTTTCACAGACGATATATCGCCAGTATCGTTTACCTGTATGGCAAGAATTTGTCCGTCGTTAAGAACCAGCTTTGCGGTTTTAACTTTAACGCCATCTTTCGTTGTTGCGCGGTTGCTGGAGTCAACCTCAATTACCGTAACACCGGTTTTATTGATCGCCGCGATAAGGGATTTCAGCCCCTTTTCATTAACCTGGTCAAAATCGACCGTTGCATACTTATTTTTCGTCATCTGACACATCCTGTGCGAGATTTATTACGTAACTTCTGCGGATTTGCTGAGTAACAGGGAAAATCCGATACAACGGGTTAATGAACGAGTCGCCATGCGTAACCATGACGTTGAAATGCCACAGTCGCTCTCCTTTACCCATATATTCAGTGGGTATGTACAACCATTCACTGTTTTCGCCCTGTTCAGCCGACGTCAGACAACGTTGTTCACCTTCAATCACTGTCGTCGGCTTCTGAACATCGCGGATCCAATATCTGACCGTTGCGCCGCGCAAAAACGGGAATTTAGACCGGTACTTGAACGGCACCCGGATGAAACCCGGTTTAATTTCCACATCACCAAGTTCTAAATGCGTGATGTCCTTGCGTTTTAGCAAATAGCGATCGGCTAAGGCTAACGCAAGAACGCATACACCCCAGCCAATCATTTCCCACCTCCCTTTTTCACCAAACTTGTAAGAACATTCAGAATGCTATCGATATTCACTCGTTTCATCCCTGAAATCACCTCATGACCGTTATTGCTGGCTATCGTTACCATTAAGTACGTAATTGATAACTCCCAGCCCTCGTGTTGCCCCAATAGGTACGCCACCGCGCCAGCTGTCACTGCAACAAAGATCTCCGTAACCAATCCCAACAAATTGCCAGACTGGCGACCGTCTCGGACATCCATCAGGAACGTGCCTATCCCACCAATTACTGAAAGCAGGAGCGCAATAGCAACTGGAGCTAATTCCTGTGTGTCAAGCACAAGTTCCCTCCTACGTTGTCAGGAGGTAATGGTATGCAAAGTAACTTCTCATCTGGTTGTTCATAATTTGCCAATACATTCGTAAATCAAGTGAAAAACCCATATTTTGGTTATTCTTAATACAAAATGGCTATTCCAACTACATATCAAAAAAGCAACCACATTCAAAAATGAGTTTCCCCACTGAACTTCTGCAAGACAAAAACCAACAAAACCACCTTTTATGGCAAGCAGCCATGCTTCAAGCCAATGTAAAAAACATGGCTTATAAGCTCCACGCCTAACTCCAGTAAGAAATAAATAGGTTCCACTAATAATGGACATTAAAAAAATCAAAATCTGCATAAGCTCCTCCCGGATCTAACAAAAATCAAGCAGGAACCTATTCAGATTGTTATTTCTGTGCATAACGCTTTGTTCTTTAAAATTCGCAGACTCATAAGAACAACGCATTAGAGTAAAAATCATGCTGATCGGCTATGTACGCGTATCAACAAATGAACAAAACACTGCTTTGCAACGAAATGCCCTTGAAAGCGCAGGATGTGAGCTAATTTTTGAGGATAAGGCGAGCGGCAAAAAGACTGAACGCCCTGGGCTAAAAAAGGTTTTGCGTATGCTTTCCAGAGGTGACACCCTGGTCGTATGGAAGTTAGATCGTCTTGGGCGCAGCATGCGTCACTTGGTTGTGCTGGTGGAAGAGCTGCGTGACAGAGGAATTAATTTCCGGAGTCTCACTGACTCTATCGACACCAGTACACCAATGGGGCGCTTTTTCTTTCACGTAATGGGGGCGCTGGCAGAAATGGAACGTGAGCTTATCGTTGAACGTACACGCGCTGGACTTGATGCAGCTCGCGCAGAAGGTCGTATAGGTGGGCGTCGGCCTAAATACCAAGAAGAAACATGGCAGCAAATGCGGCGATTGCTGGAGAATGGCATCCCCCGTAAGCAGGTTGCAATCATCTATGATGTGGCTGTTTCCACGCTTTATAAGAAGTTTCCGGCGTCGTCATTTCAATCCTAAACCTTGGTTTAAGAGAACTCGGTACCAGCGGTGAAAAGATCCCCCTGTTGAGCACGGCTAACACATGGAGTGCACGCCAGACTTTCAACGGCGGGATCACCGGGGCGCTGACAGGGAACGCCGACACCGCGACGAAATTAAAAACAGCCATAAACATTAATGGCGTCAGATTCGATGGTTCTACGAACATTTCGATACCAACAATTACGTCTAGAGGACGCGTTACTGCGCTTACCGGTACAACGCAAGGTGCTGCTACTGGATTGCAGATGTATGAGGCATACAACAATGGCTACCCTTCCCCCTATGGCAATGTGCTTCACCTTAAAGGTGCCACCGCTGCTGGCGAAGGTGAGTTATTCGTTGGCTGGAGTGGCACAAATGGCGCTCATGCACCTGCTTTCATTCGATCCAAAAGAGATAGCACTGCTGCGGCATGGTCCGAATGGGCACAGATCTATACGTCAAAAGATTCAGTTCCCGGCGTCAATGCTAAAGGGAATCAGGACACCTCTGGTAATGCGGCTACAGCGACCAAATTGCAGATAGCACGTACCATTAACGGTGTCTCGTTTGATGGTTCTAAAAATATTGAGTTAACGGCGGAAGATTTAAATCTTGAGCAAACTGTAGAATTAGCCGCAGGGGCATTACAGAAAAACCAGAACGGCGCAGATATTCCAGGAAAAGATACCTTCACAAAAAATATTGGTGCATGTCGCGCTTTTCACGGTGCTATTAGTACAGGGGCAGGGAACTGGACAACGGCACAATTGATTGAATGGCTGGATTCTCAAGGGGCATTCAATCACCCATACTGGATGTGCAAATGTTCATGGTCATACGGCAATAATAAAATTATAACCGATACTGGCTGTGGAACTATTCATCTTGCAGGTTGTGTTATTGAGGTTATGGGTAATAAAGGAGCCATGACCATCCGTGTAACCACCCCGAGCACTTCCAGCGGTGGCGGAACTACTAATGCACAATTTACTTATATAAACCACGGTGGAGATTATGCGCCAGGCTGGCGGCGTGACTACAGTACCAAAAATCAGCAGCCTGCATTTGCTTTAGGGCAAACAGGAAGTACTGTCGGAAATGATAAAGCTGTTGGCTGGAACTGGAATAGCGGGGTCTATAACGCAAATATTGGTGGCGCATCGACATTAATCCTCCACTTCAATATGAATACGGGGAGCAGCCCTGCTGTACAGTTCCGTGTGAATTACAGGAACGGTGGTATTTTTTATCGTTCAGCGCGTGATGGTTACGGATTCGAAGCTGACTGGTCAGAATTTTACACCACAACACGCAAGCCATCAGCAGGAGATGTTGGTGCATATACCAAAGCGGAAGCGGACTCCCGTTATGTACGTGATATCCGACTTGGTGGCGCATCATCATACAAACCAGCAAATAATGGCACAACATGGACACATCAGGCTCCATCTGGTTGCGCATATACCGGAATAATTGTTCAGGATACAGGCTCAAACTCTGCCGATAATATTGGTGGTGTTTATTACAGACCAATTCAAAAAAATATTAATGGCACATGGTATAACGTATCGAGTATTTGATTATGATGCATTTAAAAAACATAAAGCCAGGCAATCCAAAAACCGAAGAGCAATATCTTTTAACTAAAAACTCAGGCGTCGTCTGGTTATGGACCGAAGATGGTAAGAACTGGTATGAGGAACAAAAGAACTTTCAGGAAGACACCATAAAGATTGCATATGATGAAAATAATGTTATATGCGACGTGCAAAAGGATGTGACTGCAATTTGCCCGGAGGGAAAAAGTGTCGTTGAGGTTCCTGATATTACAGCAAATCGCCGGGCTGATATTTCTGGTAAATGGATGTTCAAAGATGGCGTAGTGATAAAGCGAACTTATACCGAGGAAGAGCAGAGGCAACAAGCGGAAAATGAAAAGCAAAGCCTGCTACAGCTCGTCAGGGATAAAACACAGCTATGGGACTCACAGCTACGGCTGGGCATCATTTCCGACGAGAATAAACAAAAATTAACCGAGTGGATGCTCTATGCGCAGAAAGTCGAATCCACAGACACCTCCCGCCTGCCAGTAACGTTTCCCGAACAACCAGAATGAGAGAAGGCCCGATATCGGGCCTTAATTTTTATTCAGGCTTTTGTGGCCATTCAGGCTTTGCCGTATCCACACGGCTGACCATAACACTGTAGCGTTCCCATGCTTCCAGTCGTGTGCGTTCCTCGTCTGTTGCCATATTCAGCCTGACAGCGCGTTCCAGCGGCTGAATAACGCTTTCTGCTTCGGAAAGCAATGCGGCCTTTTGTGATTCGGCTTGTTGTTGCTGTTCGTCTGCCGTATAAATCCGCTTAATCACGGCACCATCCTTAAACATCCATTTACCTGAGTCATCAGCACGTCGGTTGGAGGTAATATCAGGAACCTCGACAACGCTGAAACCTTCAGGGTTAAGCGTTGAAGCATCTCTGGTGATGCCGACAATTATATTATTCTCGTCGTAAACAATCTTTATCGTGTCTTCCTGAAAATTACTTACTTCCTCATACCAGTTTTTTCCCTCTTCGGACCATAACCAGATAACATCAAAATTTTTTGTCAGTTGATATTGGGCAACAGTTTTTGGATTACCCGCAGTAATATTTTTTAAATGCTGCATAAATTACACCTGTGCGACGTTATACCATGTGCCATTGATGTATTTTTGTATTGGCCTGAATACTGCGGGGTCATCACCATCGACTTCACCGACAATACCAAGCCCGGTAATTACGTGCCCTGCTTTCTCATACATCACCCCTTTCTGCATAGTCTGGACAACACGTGTGCCAAGTCTGATATCTCTCACATAGCGGGAATCAAAGTTACCGTAATCCGAGGGATTAACACGCCCCGTAATATTTATGGTCTTATTACTTTGAATGCTTCCGGAAACAAAGCGCATAACATGGACGTTATTAGCATAAACATCCAGATTACCATCGCCATTTTGTTTAAATCCGGTGTCGTTATCACCAAGAACAATAGAGTTCCCACCCAACGCGTTATTCGTGCCAAGTGCCAGCCCGCCATCAATCCTGGCACCATTACCAACAGACACAACTCCTGTTCTTAAGTTGATGCCGAATGGCCTTAATGGCCCAATATCTCCATTTTCACCCTCATTTTCTCGTGTAGGGATGATATACAGGTTTTCTTCAGAACGGCGAAAAATAGCACCAAAAGATGAATTAAATATCCTCAGTGCATTGACTGTAGATATTTTTACTTCACTGCTGAAAAGGGCTTTAACAAGAACATACAGAGCATCCCATTTAAGATTCATCAGATCTTTTGTTGTGGTGCTCTGACGACTTCTCCATTTGAAATATTCATTGCCGTTGTCACCTGTTTCAAACCACATGTATGAATCAGTGTCACCATCGGCATCATTTTTAAATCCAATCTTCGCCCAGTCAGTATTTCGAATCCAGGCAAGGATTGAGTCGTTTTCAAAAGTAAGTCCGCCGGACAAGATATCGCCTGAACGCTGAACGGCATTATTTGCTTTATTAATGAATTCCTGTAGATTTAAATCTTCCGCCGTTAGCTCAATGTTTTTAGAACCATCAAACGAGACACCGTTAATAGTACGTGCTGTCTGCAATTTGGTCGCTGTAGCCGCATTACCAGAGGTGTCCTGATTCCCTTTGGTATTAACGCCGGGAACGGAATCTTTTGACGTATAGATCTGTGCCCATTCGGACCATGCCGCAGCAGTGCTATCTCTTTTGGATCGAATGAAAGCT